CGCTGCCGAATCCGGCGCTGGCAAGACGGTCCAGGTTCCGCTGATCGGCACCTCCACCGCCACCGAGTTCTCCACCGGCGGCTACCTCACCCAGGACGACGCGACGATCACCGCCGCCAACGTCACCCTCAAGCACTTCAAGGTGTCGAGCCGCTTCTCGCCCCTCGACGTCAAGATGTATGGCGCTCAGTTCCTCTCGAACGCCTTCGTCCCGACCGCCGCCAACGCCCTCGCTGAAAAGTGCCTGGCTGAAATCGGCGCGCTGATCACGAACGCCAACTACGCTTCGTCCGTCGACACTGGTGCCGCCCTGACCTACGCTGAAGTCGTGACCGCCAAGGGCGTGCTCGACGCCGCCAAGGCCGCTGAGCCCCGCGCGTTCATCCTGAACAGCACCTACGCCAACGGCCTCCTCGGTGACGCCACCATCATCGGCAACTCCGTCCTCGGTGCCGGCATCCTGACCTCCGGCCAGATCGGTACCCTCGCCGGTGCCGCTGTCTACCAGTGGAACAGCCTCCCGACGAACAGCGAAAACCTCGCTGGCTTCGCCTGCGGCGCTGACGCCATCGCCGTCGCCTCGGCCCTCCCGATGTCCGAAATCCCGGGCTTCGAAGTCGCCAACGCTGTCGACGCCGACACCGGCCTCGGCGTCCAGGTCCTCATGGGCCAGGAACAGTCCGGCTACTACAACGTCACCGCCACGCTGCTCTTCGGTGCCGCTGTCGGTCGCGCGACCTCCCTCCACCGCCTCAAGACCGCCGCCTAATAGCGGTCCAAGGTTCAAACGAGGCTCCCAGCAATGGGGGCCTTTTTTGTGCCCCCTACCAATCCGGGCAAGTATAGGATGAGCCTCTACGGAACCGAGCTGACCAACGATGCGAAGGAAATGATCGCGGACTTCGGCGTGGCCGGGTCGGCCAACTCTGGGGCCATCACCTTCTCCTGCCTCATCTCCGACCCCGCCGTCTCGACCGTGCTCGAAGCAGGGGGGTATATGGAGCGGACCCAGTACTCGGTCAGGCTCCCCGCTGTAACGGCCTCCTGGAGCCAGCCAGACGGGTCTATGGGGGCATCGGCGGCCCTACTGTCGGCGGGGGCACCCATCGCCAGCCTTGCCCAGGGGAAGAAGATCGTGGCCGGCGGGAAGACCGTCCGCATCACCAGCCAGACCTACAAGCCCGGGTCGGCATGGATCACGCTCGTCGTCATCGACGATAACCAGTAACCCGCCGTGGTGTCGGTCAGCATCAGTCCGAAGTCTCAGGCTGAGTTCATCGCGGCCCTGCGTCAGTTCGCGGCCAACACCGGGCAGACTATGCGGGACGCGGCGCTGGAACAAGCCGCCCTTGCCTGCCAAGACGCGGCGACCTTCACCCCTCCGCTGCCGAAGGGCGGAGGCCGTGGCCTGTCCAAGGCGGCCCAAGTGGCGGGCGACAACGCCGTGGCCGGGGACATCAAGAAGATGTTCGTCGCGGCTAACGACCGTAACTCCAACTCCGCTGCCGCCCTCCTGACCAATCAGCTGGCCTACGCCACCAAGACCAACGACATCGGCCTGTTCAACAAGGTCATCGGCAAGGGCTCACTCCAGGCTCTGAAGAACCTCCCGCCCATCATGCGCAAGATTGCGAACGACCGCGACTATGACCGGGCGTTCAAGAAGGCTAAGAACTACTTTAACACGACCAACCCTGTGATGACCGACTACGGCCAAGGGTTCGTCCAGGAGCTGCGTCCTCCGCATAACCGCATCAAGGGCAAGTTTGGAGGCCGCATCGGCAAGTCCGTCCGCCCGGTCAAACTCAAGATGCTCGTCGAGACCAAGTCAGAACTCGACCAATATATCCGCGACCGCCAAGCCATGGTCGGTATGATCAAGGCGGGCTGGGCCTCGGCCCTGCGCTCCCTGCCTAAGCCCGTCATCAACGGCGTCCCCAAGGACTTTGGCGTCCAGCTGCTCAAGGTGGCTTGGATTAACCGGCACAACCAGGTGCGCGGGACGAACACCCTGACGGCCACCGAGAAGGTCGTCGAGCTGAGCGTGACCAATACGCAAGGCAACGTTAACGGCATCGCTACCGATGCGGACGTTCTCGGCCTCGTCTACGCCAACCGCGTCAAGCAGATGAAGGCCCGCTTCGAGAAGCACATGAACAGCACCATCCAGCGCGCCAACCGCCGCTAACCACTTATGGGAACCAAATCCATCCGCCACATCGTAGAGGCCACCCTCGCCACCTACCTATCCACCCAGACCGGGCTGACCACCGTCACGTTCCTGACCGGGGACAGCGCCGCGACCCAGACCCTGCCAAAGGCCGTGGTCCTCTGCGAGTCCGCCCGCTCCCCTGCCGACCTACCCGAGGGCGAAGGTAACTTCAGCTGCTCGGTCCGTATCACCCTCTTCTCGAACGCCGACGACACGACCCTCGCCGATCACCGTGCCCGCTGCGCCGCCCTGTCCGGCAATATGCGTGACCTGACCAGCATCAAGGCGGCCTTCGTGGCCTCGACCGACGCGGCCTGCTATGACGTCACCATGCAGTCCGAAGACGAGGGCATCGACGAGCGCTCCTGGGCGACTTCCTTCTCGTTTGACGTGCTCGTGGTCCTGCCTGCCTAAGCCAATTCCAAAGCCTGCAATTACAAATGGCCGCCATCTCAAACGGAACCACCTGCATCTACGGAGTCGCGGGTACTGTCACGAACCTCTTCGTCCAGAGCTACAGCCTCTCGTCCTCGTTTAATAACGAGGCCACGGTCATCAGCGAAGCCGGTCTGACGGTCACGCACCGCCTCGACGACCGCAAGTCCGAGATCACCATCGACGGCATCGCCAAGACCTCGTCTATCCCTACCCTCGGGGCCACGCTCACATTTACGGTCAACACCGCGTCGGCCTATCCTTCCGGCTCGGCTTCGGCTAGCTTCACTGGTGTGATCACAAAGGTAGACGATAAGGGCTCTAGCCAGGGTTTCACCAGCGTCTCAGTGACTGCTGTCGATTTCGAAGGCATCTCCTACGCGTAATTGACACCCCCGAAAAGGGGGCAGTCTAGAGGATAGTGGATCGTCGCTTCCTTAACGCCTACGTCGACCCGGCTCCTTTCAGGATTCTGGGTCGAACTCTTTACCCTTGGTGCCTCAAGTACCGCGTACGCCTAATGGCCTTTGACTCCCCGCTGGTCACCGGCTCCCGCGGTGTCACCCCCGCCGACCTTATCTTCGCCTGCCAAGTGTGCGCCGAAGAGCAGCTAGGGGACGTGGGCTGGCGCGATAAGTTAAACATCATGGTCTTAAACCGAAACCCAGCACGGTTTGAGCGCCTGCTGGAAGCCTTCGCTGGTTATATTCTCGTCCAAGACTGGCCAAAGTTCTGGGAGCAGACCAAGACCAAGTCAGGGGGCGGCGACAAGGGGGTGCCTTGGCCGCTGTCCATCGTCGCCAACCTCATCTCGCAAGGCATCCCCGAGCAGCGGGCGTGGGAAATGCCCGAGTGTCAGGCCATCTGGCTCAACTCCGCCCTGGCTATCCGTAAGGGTGCGGACGTGGCGATCATGTCGCCCGAGGAGGAAGCCTTCATGGCCGAAGAACTAGCCCGTGAGGCCGCCGCGGCTGCTTCCAATCCGGCAAAGGAAAGCACCCCCTGACATGGCCCAAGACCTGACAGTCAACATCAAGACCACCTCCGACGTCCCGCAGGCCATGGACAAGGCCAAGCAGGCCACCGTGTCCTTCTCCAGACAAGTCGAGGATATCCAGAAAAAGTTCAGCACGGCGTTTAAAGACATCTTCCTCGGCTTCACGGCCCCGATGATTCTTCTTCAAGGGGCTTTGTCCTTGGTTTCAAAGCTGATTGCAGACAATCAGAAACGCCATGAAGACGCGGCCCAAGCGGCCATCGACGGCACAAACGCCCTTATGTCTGCCGAGGATAGGTACTGGGCCAGAAAAAATGAACGCGATAAGAAGACCAAGCAGACCGCAGAAGAGGCCCAGACGGCCCGCGAGGATGTCACATTGTCTTTCCTTCAAAACGACCCACGAGGCAAAGAAATCGTTGACCGTTTCAAGGTGGCGCTTCCTCCGGGCATGAGCGGTGCCGCCTCCTTCAGCTCTGCAAATAACCTTTCACGTCAGAAG